TCAGGTCAACATCAACAACACGAAGTTGGCGTGGACGATGCGCTACCACCATGGGTCGGGCGGGAGTGCGCCGATGTCGATGGGTGTCCTTGATTCGAGGCGCATGTTCAGTTGGGTGGACGGCGCAGACATGATTGCGGTCGGGCACAACCACCAGTCGAACATCGCGGGAATCGCACGGGAATACCTCGAAACCCGAAATGGCCTGTACGAGATCAGGCACCGGCATTGCGACTTCGTGCGGTGCGGGACGTACAAGCAGGACTGGGGCGACGGGTCGGGCGGATGGATCGTCGAGAAGGGGAGTGGCCCGTCCCCGATCCGCGCCAAGTGGGTCAGGCTGTACAGCCGGTACGAGACGAAGGATCCGAAGGAGGGCGGCAAGTCACGCGGCCATCCCCGGATCGCATGGGACGTTCACGACGCACAGTGAAACTGGCCGTCTGAGGAGGACAGATGCGGGTACGCCTCGGCGGGAAATACTGGACGCTGAGGTTCAGCCCGAACCTCAAGGACTACGGGAACATGGTCGACCCCGGCCGTGCCGCGGGCAGGATCCTCCGTGTCGCCACATGGCAGGGCGAACAGGACAAACTCGACACCACCCTCCATGAAGCCATCCACTGCTGCCGGCCGGAACTCGACGAACAGGCCGTCACGGAACTTGCAAACGACCTGTCCCGCCTCCTCTGGCGGCTCGGATACCGCCGGGACCCGCAGTGAAGTTCCAAAAGTGGAAGTTGCGTGCGGCTTATCTGGACTTGTACGCCGGATCGACATGTGACAAAGTGTTGACCTTCGCCCCGAAGTGCCGATGATCCGTCACATGAGGAATACACTTTCGATGCGGAGATGCGGGTTCGAATCCCGCTCGGGCCGGGCCACAAGGCCGCAAGGTACGCCGCCCGGCGAGATGGCCGATGGGGTAACAGAAACCTCCCGCCGGGGCAGGGCCGCGTCGGAGCGGCTGCTGCCCATTTGGTAAGGTCCCCACCGCGATGGCAACAGGGACGGACATCATCGAGAAGATCATCGGGTTCCACAACAGGCCCGGCAAGAAGAACCCCGCGACGATCCTGCTGTCGTGCAAGAAGGAGATCGAGCGACTTCGCGGCGAACTCGCCAAGGAGATGCGCGAGTCCTTCTGGCTCAAGCGCGAGGTGGAGAGGCTGCACGCACTTCTGAAGGAGGCACGGCGTGAATTCTGAACGTGACCACGGCGACGAGCATGTCGACATGAACGGGAACATCCTCCCGAACTCGCCCATGATGCCCGACGGTTCCCCGTCGTGGCAGTCGTGGCGCGACGAGGCGTACCGGCTGATGGACGAGGTGGACAAGTTGCGCCACCGCGTCGAGGCGCTTGAGCGCGCCAACCGCGTCCTTCAGGCGTTCGTCGACGGCAACAACCTCAAGGTGAGGATCAACTGATGTCGGATCCCATCATGCTTGCCGACGGATTCGAGGAAGCCTTCATCGGGATCGGGCAGCAGTTCACGCACACCTTCGCCGTGTACGACCATGGCAGGTGCGTCCAGATCCTCGTGGAGCGCGACGGGATGACGGAGGAGGAGGCGGAGGAGTTCATGGAGTTCAACGTCACCGGCGCATGGGTCGGAAAGGGGACGCCCGTGTTCCTGCGCCCGATGGAACTCCCCGACGCGCAGGAGTGGATCGACCAGTCGAACGAGTGAACTGCCCGCACGTCCATCTCGTCCCGAAGGAACTCGAAGCGAACCTCCGGTTCCGGCAGGAGATGATCCGCCTCGGAAACGAGGGCGCAAAGGAGAAGTCCGCACTGCTCTCGATGTGCGCGCAGGATCCGCTCTTCTATGTCAACACCTTCGGATGGACGTACGACCCGCGCCTCGCGGTGTCGACGGTGCCGTTCATTACATATCCGTTTCAGGATGACGCCATCGTCCAGATCGTCGGGTGCATCGAGAAGGGCGAGGACTTGCTCGTCGCCAAGAGCCGCGACATGGGCGCGTCATGGATCATCCTCGTCACCTTCGAGTGGATGTGGCGGTTCCGGCATGGGCAGTCGTTCCTCGTCGTCAGCCGCAACGAGGACTACGTCGACAAGGCCGGCAACCCGAAGAGCCTGTTCTGGAAGTTCGACTTCCTGCACAAGAACATGCCCGGATGGCTCCTCCCGAACATGACCCGAACGCGCCTTCGGATGTCCAACGACGACAACGGTTCGAGCGTCGACGGCGAGTCGACCACCGGCGACGTGGCACGCGGCGACCGCCGCACCGCGATCATGCTCGACGAGTTCGCCGCATTCGAGGCAACCGACGGATACCGCGCCCTGAGCGCGACCCGTGACGCGACCCGGTGCCGCATCTTCAACTCGACGCCGGCCGGTTCCTCGAACGCCTTCTATGACCTCGCGCAGAAGCAGGACATCCGGCAGATCCGGATGCACTGGTCGCAGCACCCGGTCAAGGCGGAGGGGATGTACACCGACTCGGCCGGGAAGGCGAGGAGCCCGTGGTACGACCGGGAATGCCGCCGCTGCGCCAACGCGACCGAGATCGCGCAGGAACTCGACATCGACTTCGCGGGCAGCGACTACCTGTTCTTCGATGCCTCGATGATCGACCGGCTGGTCGCCCAGACCGGGTGCCCGCCCTACGTCCGCGGGGAACTCGAATTCGATCCCCAGACCCTCGAACCGACGGCGTTCGTGGAACATGGGCACGGGAAGTTGAAGTTGTGGGTGCGGCCCACCCTTGGCCTGAAGTTGCCGGACGACCGTAACTACGCCATCGGTGTGGACATCGCCACCGGCACGGGTTCGTCCAACAGCGCAATCGCCATCGGGGATTGCCTGACCGGGGAGAAGGTCGGCGAATACGTCAACCCGAAGATCAGGCCGGACGAACTCGGCCGGCTGGCGGTCGCCCTCGGGAAGTGGTTCAAGGGCATGCAGAAGGAGGCGTTCATGGTCTGGGAGGCACCCGGACCGGGCCGAAACTTCGGGGACGTGGTGATGCAGTCCGGGTACAGGAACGTCTACTACCGAAAGAACGAACTGGCCATCAACGCCAAGGCCGGCACTGTCCCCGGCTGGTGGCCGACCAAGGACGAGAAGCGGGCGCTCTACGGCGAGTACCGGCGCGCCCTGAACGAAGGCGAGTTCCAGAACCGGTCGGTCGACGCCCTTCGGGAGTGCAAGGAGATCGTCTACACCGACGGCGGGTGGGTGATCCACGGCAGGTCGATGGCGACCCCTGACCCGTCCGGCGCGAGGGAGAACCACGGCGACCGGCCGACCGCCGACGCCCTCTGCTGGAAGGGCATGCGCGGCAAGGGACAGCAAAAAGTCACGGACGCCGAGATGCTTCCGGGTAGTCTTGCATGGAGGCGCCTGATGGCGCAGCAACGCAAGTCGAGGAAGGCGGAGTGGTAATGGCAAGGAAGAAGCGCGACCTGACGCTCGATTCCAAGAGGGCAAGCCGGCTGCTTGAGGCAGTCGATTATTCGCGCCGGCGCATGCAGCCCTTCCGGGAGCAGCGCCTTGCGGCCGTCCGCGCCTACGTCGGGAGCAACTATGGCGAGATGGGTGCATCCGAGAAGGTGCCCCTGAACCTCATGCAGATGGCGGTGAACATCTACCGCCGGCAGGTGGCGGCCCGCGCACCGCAGGCCCTCATCGTCCCGAAGGATCCCCGCCTCGCCGCCACGGCGGACGACTTCGAACTGGCCCTGAACTGGCTCATCAAGGAGATCGACCTTGAGGCATCCATCGCCCAATGGGTGATCGACGCGATGTTCTCGGTCGGCGTGATGAAGGTCGGGATCAGCCCCGGCAAGCAGTGGGAGATCGAGGGATACAACCACGACGCGGGCGTGCCGTTTGCCGATGTGGTCGACTTCGACGACTTCGTGTTCGACATGAACGCGAAGCGGTGGGATCTCTGCCAGTACGTCGGCAACCGGTACACGCTGCCCTACGAGGCGGCGATGGAACTGAAGTTGTTCGACGAGGAACTGACCCCCACCATCCTCACCGACTACAACGAACAGGGCGATGAACGGGTCTCGATCCTCCAGACCGGCGGTGCATGGAACCCTCAGCGCGGGTACATGGATCTCGTGGAACTATGGGATCTTTGGCTTCCCTTCGACAACCTGCTCGTAACCGTGCAGTGCGTCGACAACTCCGGAATTGCAAGCGGGAAGATCGTCCGCGTGGTCGACTGGGACGGCCCGGAAATCGGGCCGTTCCACATTCTCTCCTTTGGCGACGTGCCGGGGAACATCATGCCGCTTCCGCCGGCGCAGGCGATGCTCGACCTGCACGAGGCGGCCAACCGCGTCTTCCGAAAGATCGTCCGTCAGGCCGACCGGCAGAAGACCCTGACCATCGTGTCCAATGGGGCGGAAGAGGACGCGCGGAGGATCATCGATGCCAACGACGGCGACACGATCAGGGCAGACAACCCGCAGGCAACGCGGGAAGCGCGCTACGGCGGCCCCGACGCCGCAAGCATCGCCTTCCTGCTGCAACTCAAGGATCTGTTCGTCTATCTGGGCGGCAATCTCGACGCTCTGGGCGGACTTGGCCGTCAGGCCAATACGGTGGGTCAGGAGTCTCTTATCTCCCGCTCGGCGAACATGCTCATCGCCGACATGCAGGACCGCACCACGACTTCCGTCCGCAAGGTCATCGAAAGCCTCGCCGACTACCTCTGGAACGACCCGACCGCGGCGCCGAAAGTCCTGAAGAGGATCGGCGACACCGGTCTTTCGATCCCGATCGAGTTCTCTCAGGATCTCCGGGAAGGCGACCTCCTCGACTACATGGTCGAGATCGCCCCCTACTCCATGCAGAGCCGGACGCCGACGGAGCGCATGGCGACCCTGAGCCAGTTGATGACGAACTTCGTGATCCCGCTTGCGCCGCAGTTGCAGCAGCGCGGCATCGGGATCGACATGGATCAGTTCATGCAGATCATGGCCAAGTACTCGAATCTCCCGGAGATGGAGAGGATCCTCGAAAGGATCCCGCCGGAGGAGATGGCCATGATGCAGCAAGCCGCAGGCGGCGGCGAACGCCCGCTCCAGTCCCCGATCACGACCCGTACCAACGTCCGGGAAAACGTGTCCGGGGCGACCCGGCAGGGGGCGGATCAGGAGTCGATGCGGATGCTGATGAGCATGGCTGGACAGGGACAGCAGTAAATGCCGACCTACGCATACCGAGACGACGAAGGAAACCCGGTCGAACTCTTCATGTCGGTGGCGGAGATGGAGGCGTCCGAGAAGGACGGCATCCTGATCCGGGACGGCCGGACGTTGAGGCGCGACCTCGAAGCAGAGCATGGCCCCGCCCGCGGCGGCTGCGCCGCATGGCCCATGAAGTCCGATGCCGCAGGCGTCCACCCGACGCAGGCCGGCGAGGCACACGAGCATTCCGTTTCCATTGGAGTACCCACCCAGTTCGACCCAAGGACGGGGCAGGCGATTTTTACGGACCGATCGCATAGGAAGCGGTATCTTGCGGCCCGTGGGTTCATCGACAGGAATGCAGGCTATGGCGACTGAGGAGAACGACGACTTCATCCCCGAGAGCAACGGTTCGGACGCGGAAGCGTTCCCGACCCGTGAGCAACTGGCCGACACCAAGCGGCCCGACCCACTCGACTTCGACGAGCCCGATTCGTCCTACTTCGACCTTGTCCCCGCCAAGGACGAAAAGTCCGGCGCGCCGGACTCGAAGCCGGCCGTGGACGAGTCGGACGCCTCCATGCTTCAGGAACTCGCGGCCAACGCGAAGAGCCTCGGCATGAACGACGACGAGGTTTCCCAGATCAAGGACCCCGGTGCGCTCCGCAGCGTGATTGCCGCCCTCCAGCGGCAGGCTGCGTCCGAGACCACCGACGACACCAAGCCAACCGGGCAGAAGCCCGATGCGGGCGAAAGCCCAAGTTCCGAGTACGAGGCGCTTGCCGCACTCGATCCCGACGATGCAATCGATCCGTCGGCGATCAAGGCGATCAAGGCGCTGAAGGCAGAACTCGACAAGATGCGCGTGCGTCAGGTCGAGAAGCCTGCCTCCCCGGAAGTGCGTCCCGAAGAGGCCGACTACCTCATCGCCAAGTTGGGCGAGGACTACGTCGGCATCTTCGGGGAGGGACCCGCCACGACTCTTTCGAAGAAGTCCGGCGAATTTCGTGCGCGCTTGCAGGTCGTCGAGGAAATGAAGCGCATTCAGGACGACGCACGTTCCGCCAAGCGGAAGGTGCCGGAAGCCAAGGATGCCTTCGATCAGGCTCTCCGAAGCGTTTTCGGGAGCCATGTCCAGTCCGTCGAGCGGAAGCGGCTTGCATCGCAGGTCCAGCGGCGGGAATCGCAGTTGATCGCGCGTCCGGCAAACAACGGCCGTCGGCCGGTGTCGGGGCGCGAGAAGGCGATTTCCAATGTTGCGGCCATCATGCGGGAGCGCATGCAGGGCGGGGTGGGCAACGCAGACTGAACCACCTGACACAAGGAGAAAGTCATGGCCTTCCTTCAGGCAGATGACATCGCAGACCTGATCAAGACGACTCAGCGCGATCTTGGTCGCATGAAGTGGACCGACATCTCGTACAACCTTCAGGAGTACGTCGCACTGCCGATGATCCTCCAGCGCGAGAAGGTGTCGTTCCAGAGCGGCTTCGGCATCCAGTGGAACGTCGCCGTCGCAACCTCCGGTGCCGCCAAGGACACCGAACTGTACGCCACCGACTCGGTGAACGTGTCCGACGTGATGCAGACCGCCAACATCCCGTGGCGGCACGTCACCACGAACTACGCCATCGAGCGCCGCGAGATCGCGATGAACCGCGCCCCCGCGGAGATCGTCGACCTCGTCCGCATCCGTCGCAACGACGCGATGATCGACATGGCGAAGCACCTTGAGGAGCGTTTCTGGACGAAGCCCGCCGCCTCGACCGACAACCAGCGCATGTACGGCATCCCGTACTGGATCGTGTATCCGGGCACGGTGTCGGGCAACGGTTCGTTCGCCGGCACCAACCCCTCCGGCTTCTCGGCCGGCGCGGGCAACCTGTCGTCCACCACCTACCCGGCGTGGACGAACTGGGCTTCGACGTACACCGCGGTCACGTCCACCGACCTGATCCGCAAGTGGCGCCGCGCCGCGACGTTCACCAACTTCAAGGCTCCCGTCCCGTCGCCGTCCTACAGCACCGGCAACAACTACGGCTACTACACGAACTACAACGTGATCGGGCCGCTGGAAGAGGCGCTGGAGGCGCAGAACGACAACCTCGGAAACGACATCGCTTCCAAGGACGGTCGCCTGATGTTCCGTCAGGTCCCGGTGACTTGGGTTCCCTACCTTGAGGCCAACGCGGCCAACCCCGTGTACGGCATCAACTGGGGCTGCCTCAAGCCCGCGTTCCTTGCCGGCGAGTACATGCGCGAAGAGGGCCCGACCCCGGCCTCGTCGCAGCACACGGTCTTCGTCACCCACGTTGACACCACGCTCAACCTGATGTGCACGAACCGTCGCATGAACTTCGTCCTCGGCACCGGCAGCAACGCCTTCTGATCCACACTCTGCATAGAAAGGACATACCACCATGCAGATCCTCACCAAGTACAAGGGCGGCAGCCTCGGCAACGCCCAGACGGCGGACGCGCTCCTCGCTCCCAACGAAGCCGTCATGCTGTCCCGCGAGTTCTTCAACAACATCACGGCAACCGGCGTCGACTTCACCGTCACCGCCGGCACCGCGGCCCGCGAGACCACCTACGCCACCGGCGTGTGGGGCCTTGTGACTTCCGCTGCGGACGGCCATGCCTACTCGATCGCCCCGGTCGTGCAGTTCGCTGCCGGCCGCAAGGTCTGCTTCGAGGCCATGGTCGCCGTGAGCACGATCGCCTCCAGCGGCTCGTCGTTCATCGGCCTGTCCAACACGTCCGGCACGGTCCCCGTGACCACCGCCGGCGCGATGAACGGCACGCAGGACGGCGTCGGCTTCACCTTCACCACCACGGCGATCGCCGCGGTGACGGGTGACGGCGCGACCGTGACCAGCACTGCGGTCGGCACCGCCGCTGCGGACACCTTCGTCCGCCTCGGCTTCGTGGTCGACGGCACCAGCAAGGTGACGTTCTACGTCAACGGCATCGAGGTGGCGACGGCAACGTCTGGCATCTCGACGGACGTGATGTACGAGACGTACGCCACCAAGTACGCGACGGCCAACAAGAAGATCCTTGTTGACTGGATGCACCTCGCGTACAACCGCTGATCCTCCATCCATCGCCTTCCACCGGCGGGTTCCTTCGGGGCCCGCCGGTGGGGCGGGGGGTTGTGCCAGATGACCAGACATGCAAACAACGTCGTCACGCTGTCGGTCCGGGACTGGGCCGCAATCATCGGGATCGTCCTGACGATTTCGAGCGGAATCATGTATGCCTACCTGCACCATGACCGGATGCTCACCTAGTTGGTCATGCAACAGCAGCAGATCAACCACCGCCTTGACAAGATCGAGGCGAAGATGGACACTGCGCGCTAGCACGCTGTCGGTAGCCATCCTTGCCGGTTGCTCGTCGCTCGGCAAGGTCAGCGAACATGCAAACGAGATCCGCACGGAAGCGCGTCTGCTGGAGGCCCACGGTCGAGAGACCGGGGACACGCAGGTTGTCGACTCTTCCCGACGGATCTACGATCTTGCTGCTCACATCCATGAGCGCCTACCTGATCTGGAGGACAAGGAGCCGGCTTGGCTATCGGCCCTTGTATGGGTTTCTGCGGCCGTGGTCACGCTGGCTGTGGTCATCCTGCTTTGGCAGACTGGTCTGGGGCAGGCCATCCGGATTGCTGTCGGTTGGCTGCCACGGAAGAAGGTCAGTGACGCGGAACTTGCTTTCAGCATGCTCCGTCCTGAATCCAAGGAGGACCCCCGCGAATACGTCGCCGCGCGGCGCGGGGCCGATCCGGAATTCGATGCCGCATGGCGACGATTGAGCAAGAAGGAAGCACATGTCACCGATTCTCGCTGACGGGTTCGCGTCGTTCCTCGGGAACATCTGGTTCGCCCTCCTGATGGGCATCGTCGGCTTCGGCGCCGGCGTCTACCTCTGCAAGAAGGGCAAGGTCTGACCATGCCGTTCAAGTCGAAGGCGCAGCAGGGGTTCATGTTCGCCAACATGCCCAAGACGGCGAAGAAGTGGGCCAAGGAGACTCCCGGCATGAAGAGCCTCCCGGCCCGCGCCAAGAAGAAGAAGGCCAAGAAGTAATGGCCAAGACCCCGGCATGGCAGAGGAAGGCGGGCAAGGACCCCAAGGGTGGCCTGAACGCAGCCGGCCGGGCGTCCTACAACCGGGAGACCGGCGGCAACCTCAAGCCGCCGGCTCCCAACCCGAAGACCGAGAAGGATGCCTCCCGCCGCAAGAGTTTCTGCGCGAGGAGCGCCGGCCAGATGAAGATGTGGCCCAAGGCCGCCAACGACCCAAACAGCCGTCTCAGGAAGGCCAGACGGGCGTGGAAGTGTTAGCATGACCTGCAATTGCAGAAAGGATGATGGGATGCCAAAGGTAGGAAAGAAGTCGTTCCCGTACACCGCGAAGGGCAAGATGGCCGCAAAGTCCTACGCCAAGAAGAGCGGCAAGAAGATGACCAAGAAGGCCGGCTACTGACCGGTCAGGAGGCAGGGACATGGGCAGCACGATCATCGCAACGCAGCAGCGCGAATTCCAGAACGTCGCCCTCACTGGGATGACGAGCGCATTCGCGACCGGCGCAGGCGTCAGCACCGCATCGACGACGAAGCCATCCGCCGGCATCGTCTACGACGCATCGTCGAACAACGAACTGACGAGCCTGATCAAGTTCGTCCCATACCTGAGCACGAACGACGCGACCGGCATGGAGATGCGCCTGATCGGCTGGAACGGATATGTCCAAACCGGCGGCACGACCATGTGGGTTCCGCTTCTTGTCGGTAGATACACACTCGACTGGACGAGCGGAACTGTGCCGTCCATGACGCTGAACGGTGCGACGATGTACCTTCCGAACCGAATTGCCAACACAGCGACGAGCGGTGTCCCGACCGCATCGGTCAACCTGTACGGCGATTTCGGTGCATCGAACGCATCGGTCTTCCCGATCGGCGGCGTGGCGGACATGATCGGCAGCCAGATCGTCACGGTGCAACTGCGTGCAAGCAATGCGACAACCGGCGGGATTCTTTGGGCACCGATCTGATCGATGAACCGTCCAAGCCGTCCAACACGCGCTGGACTTCGCGGCAGCACCAGTCGCGCCATGTTGTTCAGCAATGGTGGCGTTGCAACGTCGATCCCATCGATCGTGGCGACACAGAATGGGTTGTCGACCATTGACCTGTCGTGGACGAATGTTTCTGCCGATACCTATGAGGTAGAACGTTCGACCAATGGCGGCGCGACTTGGAGCAGCCTCGTCACGCAGGCCGGAACGACATATTCGGACACGACCGTTTCGTTTCCGGGTTCGTATTCGTATCGCGTCCGATCGGTCAAGAACTCGATTGCGTCCGATTGGAGCACGCTCGTCACCGAGACGATGGTGGACGTGCCGGCTGCACCGGGCGGCCTGACGGTCACCGGGGCCACCACTTCGTCCATCAGCCTGAGTTGGAGCGACACGGCCGGCGAAGAGTCCTACCAGATCGAGTCCTCGGTCGATGGCCTCGGTTCTTGGACCTCCGCCGGGTCCACCAACCAGAACGTCACCACGTTCACTCACTCAGGGCTCGCCGAGAGCGTCCAGCGGTACTACCGCGTGACCGCCTTCAACAAGGCTGGTGGTGGCCTTGCGTCCTCCACGGCGAACTCTTGGACCGTCCCCTCGGCACCCACGGGCCTGACCGCGACGGCAACGTCTTCCACCCAGATCGACCTCGCGTGGACCGATGTATCGACCGGGAACCAGTCGTACAAGGTCGAGCGGTCCACAGACAACACCAACTGGACCGAGATCGCCACCGGGCTGTCCGCGACGGCTACCTCGTACTCGGCCACCGGGCTCACCGATGGCACCCTGTACTACTTCCGGGTCCGTGCGGCGAACGCTGCGAGGAATTCGGACTACAGCGGGACCGCCTCGGCGACGACCTCGGTTGCAGCCCCGAGCAGTCTCACGGCGACCGCCACGTCTTCCACCCAGATCGACCTCGCGTGGACCGACAACAGCAGCACCGAGACTGGCTTCAAGGTCGAGCGTTCCACCGACAACACGAACTGGACGGAGATCGCTGGCGCGCTCGCGGCGAATACGACGAGCTACAGCGCCACGGGCCTCACCGCCTCGACGCTCTACTACTTCCGCGTC